AAACAGTTATTTTTTCACCACCGGAATAATCTGTTGCGTTTAATTCATAATCATTAGAAAATAGTACATTGATTTGCTCTCCCATATAGCTTTCAGTACCTTCTCTCAAAACACAGCATTTTAAGAAATTCCTTTGTAAATTGTATTCTCCAAACATTTCTTGAATATAATCATAATACATATCTTTTGCTCTTAATTCATAAAGTTCTGACACAAAAAGATTTAGTTTTACATCTTTTCCCTCTAAATCATCTTTGGAAAAAAATATATCATCATAGAATAATTCGACACATGATTCCTTATATTCCTCTTCTGATAAAACATTTTCCTCCTCATATTCTCCATAATTTTCATTTTCCATTACATTACTTTCTGATTGCACAACCGTAGGATCTGTTTTAGAATCTATTTCTTGATTTGTATTTTCTCTTTGATAAGTAGGATAGTTTTCAACTGATTCATCTGGTAATTCAATAGTTTGACTTTCTGTTTCTATTACAGACTCTATACTTACATTATTTGAAACATTTTGGTTTTCCTCATTTTGACCACCTAAAAAATAAACAAAAATTACAATTACAGAAAAAATAATTGAAAACCATGAACCGCTGTGATTTTTATTATTTTTATCACCTTTAACAATGTCAATAATGGCTAAAATAATTGCTACTGGAATTGTAAGACCAATAAGAGTGAACACAACAGATAGTATGCTTAATGTGCTTTGCTTTTTCTTTTTCTGATTTTGTTTTTCCACAATATCAATGTCAAATTTAGACATACAAGCATCACAATAACCTATTCTGTGATATACCGGCAATCCTTTTTCATCCGTACCCACCTGTTCTGGAACAACTCTCATTTCTTTACCACATTTGTAGCAATTCATAATATTTCCCCCTATAGGTTTTATTAAAAATCTCATTTTTTGAGACTTTTTTCGTAAAAAATTTTTGGTCAACCGTTTTGATACCCCCGTAGGTCTGCATTTTCAACCGAAAATCTCGTTTTCAGAGGTTTTTGAAAGAAAAATTTTTCTACAATTTTCGTGCTAAAAATTTTCAATCCCCCCGGGGTAGCACTTTTTAAGCTGAAAAATCCGTTTTCAGAGTTTTTTCGCAGATTTTTTCAGACCGGTTCAAGGTGTGTAACATCTGCGCACTTCTGCGGTGCTAGTCCTGGACTTGTCACCCGGTCACCGTGTCGCAGCTTTCGCAAGGTCTCCGACTGCCGAAAGCATGGAATCATAAGCAGACCGCAACAGCTCCGCAGATTCCGGAGACAGACCACCGGCGGCACTCTCCACCCTTATAACGGTTTCCAACCGTTCCCCGGCATCCGCTACGCTCTCCATGATATCATATACATGACCGATTCCCAATTTTCGCATTTTGTATAATCCCCTTGTAATATTTGATTGTACACCAAGACAGCGCAAGCCGTCAATATATCTGGGCGCAGGATCTGACCGGATCCGGTGGAAGAGTAACACAAATAGACCACCGCAAGCGGTAGCAGATCACCCAGAACACGGCAAAAAGACGGTTGCAAGCCGCCTTTTATCTGTTTTCCAGTTCAAAAATTGCCCACCGCAGGGCGGCGGCTGTCTCCGTGTCGTGATCACGCTCTGCACGTTCTAACAGCTTGTAAAGTCTTTCAAGGTTCTTTTCTTTCATCCTGGCAACCTCCTATTTTTAATTTTTGGGGTAAATTCAACCCATAAAACCGCCGCCGGTAGTGATCCGGCGGGCATTCTATGCGGCGGCTATTTCAAACAGTTTTCAATATCTTTTGCAAGGTGTGGAAATGCTTTTTCTATGTCTTGCACGCTGTCGGCGTAATAATCACCAACAATTTTCCCAAAAATGCGAAGATTGCCGGAATAAAATCCGCCTAAATCATTAAAATATATGTCTAATCCTGTCACCTGTTCCGGCTTGTCTCCGTACCACATATCAATATTTATTTTTCCCATTTTCATTTCCTCCATATTTTCAATTTTTCCCGGTTATCCGGGTAAAAGCAAGCCGGGGCACGATCCCCGGTGTAAGCCTGTCTTACTTGCTAAATTTAACAATATGATAAATTATATCAAAAGAATGGCTTAATGCTCTTGCCTGTGTGTCTAACCATTCCTCTGATCTGTTTGGTTTGTTCTCGCCGCCGCAAACCTTTTTTAACTCAGACGGGCAACAGAGACGTTCTGCAATGTCACAGTCATATATCAGAGAGCAGCCGCCCCAACTGTACTGTTTCCAGTCAGCGGCGCCATTCAGTAAAAGGCTTTTTAACTCTGTTTTGTCCTGCGGGATCTCTTCAACTTCCAGAGATTCTACAAGCTCATAAGCATAGATCTTTACACCTTTATTCCATGCGCTTCTTGCTTTGCTGTTGTTGATTGCTTCTAATAATTCATTCTTTCTCATATTGCTTTTACCTTTTCACCCGTGTTATAATATGGGTGCCTTTCTTTTTTGGGTGCCGCTCGGTGGATCTTGGTAGGATGCCGGGCGGCTTTTTTATTTGTTGATACTATAATAACAAATATATTGCACATATACAATATGTAATATTTAACAAAATAATGCACATATAAACACACGTTTATTAGTTAAAATGTATATTGCACATATTTTATTGACAAACTAATGCACATATAGTATAGTAAAGCTATATTTATATTGTATGGAGGTAATAAGAATGGGTATAAACAAAACAAGCGAAGCACAATTAAAAGCTAGTAGAGAATACGAAAAAAGAAACGACCGTATAAATATAGTTTTTCCGGCAGGCACTAGGGACAAAATGAAAGAGCTTGGAATTGAAAAGCCGAACACGTTTATTAAAGAAGTAGTTGCGGCAGAACTTGAAAAAATGGAGAAATACAGAAAATAATGCACATATACCTATTGACATATAATGCACATAATGTTATAGTGATATCACGATATCAAACAAGTGATATCGCACTAATGATATCATGATATCACAGCAATGATATCAAACAAATGATATCATAAAAACTAATGATATCACATCAATGATATCACAAGAAAAGGAGGTGCTAAAATGTCGGAAACATTTAACCAAATGATTAGATTCCCGAAAGACCTAGAACCGCAGATCAAAGCGCAGGCAGAAAAGAACGGTGTAAGTGTAAACCAGTTTGTTATAGGTGCCGTGATCACAGCATTGCAACCAGTACAGCCGCAGACGGTGACAGAGAAACCAAAAGAAACGCCCGTGACAGGCTCTAAAAGCCCTATAGACGAGAAAATCGCACTCATGCAGGCAAATGAACGGCTACACGCTTTACAAGCCAAAACAGCGGCAGAAAGAGCCGCTAGAGAGCACGGAGAAGTTAAACCAGTTATAAAACATCCTCCGAAATGGGCAGGCTTACCCGGACAGCGGCCAGACGAAAGCAACGTTGAATGGGTAGAACGCAAGAGGAAAGAAGCGGAAGAAATTTATAAGCAAGGTATTGAACGGATACAAAGAGAAAAGGAGCAGAAAGCATGACAGGCACACCGGAGCAGATCACAGCAAAGAAAGCCGCCCGGATTCGATCAAACGTCCGGCAGTTCTTCCGGTACTATCGGGAGCAACTGGAAACAACGGAATCCGAACGGCTGCAAGAATTTAACCGGGCAGAACTCCAAGCACTGGAGACGGTGCAAGCGGAAACGCTCCAAGCACTGGAGAGCATGACAGATTCGGAGTTATTGGCCAGCAAGACCGCATACGGTGACAGGGCACTAATTGACCGGATCACAGCGAGAGCGGAACGGATCAGAAGAACAAGTAAACAAATAGCTTAAAAAAGAAAGGTTAAAAGGTGGAGAATATGAGAAAGACAGTCGTAAATGAGTATGGAGTAAACGTTGATTATGATTTGGCGGTATCCATGATGGATGATGATTTGCGAGAGGAGATACACGGAGATCTTGCACCGTGCACAGATCAGCAATTTTTTGATGAGTATGTAAAACGACACGAGCAAAAATTCAACGAGGTTTGGGAGCTGGCAAAAGAAAACCCGTGCTATTAAATATTCAGCGGAGCGCAAAGGCTCCGCTTTTTTGCATTGGAGTAAAAAAATGAAAGATAATGTACTACCGAGAATTTGTAAAACGTGCGGAATTAGCTTTTTTGGTGGCCCGAGGGCGTTTTACTGTCCTGAATGCAGACAGGAACGAAAAAAAGAACAAAGCAAAAGATATAAAGAGCGCAACAAGAATGGATCTACAACTCCGCTTGGGTCTATTATACAGTGCGAGTCTTGCGGATGCGATATAATTAAGCGCAGCGGCTTGCAAAGATTTTGCAAGCAATGTGCTAAAAAGCATTTAAAAATAATTGATAATAAACAGTCTTTAGTCTGGAATAAAAATAATCAAGTAAAAGTAAAAAAATCAAAAAAATTATACAACGATAAAAAGCAAGCAACCGGAATACATAAAAATAGCGGCATCCCTGGTGTCAATTGGGACACTGTAAAAAATAAATGGATTGCTTGCGTATCTGTTAATCACAGACAAATTAAGATTGTGACCACATCAAACATAAATGTTGCAAAATCGGCAAGAGAGGATGCACAAAAAGCAAAAGAATCCGGACTATTAACAGATGATTTTATAAACAAATTAAAATTAAAATATCGTAATCTATAAGCAGGTGTAACAACCTGCTTTTCTTGATCTATTTTCACTGTGATATTTTAACGTGCTAAATTTTGTAGACAAATTGTAGACATTTTGTAGACGCAGATTAAATAAAAGGAGATTAGATAAAATAAAGGTTAGAT